GAGGGGAGAGCGTTCGAGCTGCTGCGGCAGATTTACCCGCTCGAACGAGTGGACTTCGTCGTCTCGGTGAGAGAAACATGATTCCAGTCTTCGCATACCTCCGCGTTTCCGGTCGAGGCCAGCTCGACGGAGACGGCATGGACCGGCAGAAGGACACCATCGAGCGGTATTGCAAGCTCAAGGGTTTCAAAGTCATTCGCTGGTTCAAGGACGGTGCGGTCAGTGGAGAAGTCGAAGCCTCCTGCCGGCCTCAGTTCGCCGAGATGCTTTTAATCGCTGGCGATGCGACCGCGAAAATCATCATCGTCGAACGGGCCGACCGGATGGCGCGCACGCTGGCGGTGAGCGAACTGGCGTGCGAGGAAGCGCGCAAGAGTGGGCTGACGATTTACGAGGCGGCCAGCGACACGGACCTCACCAACTCGGATGACCCGACGCGCGTGATGATTCGCCAAATCCTCGGCGTCCTGGCGGAGTGGAACAAGAACGTGATGGTGAAGCGGCTCCGTGACGCGCGCAACCGCACGGGCCGGCACGGTGGGAGAAAGCCGTTCGGCCGGCGGAACGATGTCGAGATTGAGACGCTCTGCCTCATCATGGGTTTTCGGGACACGAGCGGGATGAGCTTCAAAGCCATCGCCGACAAGCTCGAAGAAATGCGCCGGCCGAAGCCGCAGAAGCACGCGCTATTTTGGAACGCGTCGTCCGTCTATTTCATTTACACCACGGAAGTCGAGCGGCGCCAGCTCGAAGAGCGGATGCACGCGAAGGCGGCAGACCCGAAGGGGGACCTGCACCGCCATTTGACGAAGGACCTTGCGGTCTGACGTTGACAATTTTCCCGACCGGAGCAAGTCTCATTCTGTCCACGACAAAGGTCGTCGCCGGTGCCGCCATCAGGTGGAATCAATTCGGTCTCGGGCCAGCCGGCGTTCTCTTTGAAAGTTGAAAATTTGGTCAGCCTGTAAAAAGGCTGTGGGTCCCGTTGGAGTGACCAGCTCAGACGGTGACCTGCTCTTTGAATGATGCTGTAGCTCAGTGGCAGAGCGGGGCGCCGGAAGGCGTCGCGGTCAATGGTTCAATTCCTTTCGGCATCGTAATTTATGCGGGGTGGTGAAACAGTATCACGTCAGCCTCATAAGCTGAAATCCGTCGTGCAATTCGACGCCGCCGCACCCATTTGGCGCCCCGGGACAACCCTCTAGCCTCAGGTGTAGAGAATCCCGGCCTCCGCCATCTTCTCACCAAAGCGGTGCAGAGTCCGGCTTAATCGGCTGCACCTGAGGTGATGCGCTGCATGTTCCGGTTGCCTCCGGGCGTTCGCGCGAATGAAACGTTGTAGCTCTCGGCCAGGAGGTCGGGCGAGTTGGCAACCGAAGCGGATTGCAAGTCTGCCGGCTACAACGAATCACTTTACGGGGCGTCGGTTCCAGTCGGCGCTCTCGCCGTTACAAGCGAGGAAGCGAAGTGGAATCGGGGCTCCACCAATTTACGGGGCGTCGTGGTCCAAACGCCAAGAGTTGTGATTCTGATGTCTGCATACGTCATACCAACTAGGTGCCACGCCGCTCCACCAATTTTGTCGGGGGATTGGCGGAAGAATAGACGCGGAGGGTCGTAACCCTCTTGTGCTGCGGCGGTGAAAGGCCCCGCATCCCCCACCAATTTTAATGCCCCTGTCCGCGGAGAAGTTCAGTGTCGCCCTGTTGGTTTCGACAGTGGCGAAGCTCCTCCATTCCGACCAATACATCGAAGCCGGCCAGAAGGTCGCCGATTGGGTCGCCTCTCAGTCCGACTCAGCCCCCTCAATCATCGACGACCGCCAGAAGGCCACGGAGGTCCTCACGCTTCTCCTTCACTGGCTCCTCGACGAGAACGGATATGAGGAGGCCGCGGAACTTCTTTGGGGTGATGAGCTTTTCAGTCCGAAGCCGGAATCGGCGCAGCGAGTTTGGCGCGCGTTCGAGCAAGCGAATTTCATCCTCCTCATGGGTGGCGCGTCGATGTCGAAGTCCTATTCGATGGGCGTCCGGCTGATGCTCGAATGGATTCGGGACCCGGAATACACCAACGTCAAGGTGCTCGGTCCGAGCGAGCAACACCTCGAAGACAATCTTTTCACCCACCTCGTCACACTTCATCGTCAGTCCACCATCCCGCTCCCCGGCTCGGTCGGGAAACTTTTCATCGGCATTGATACGCGCGCACGCAAGGGCGCCATCACGGGCGTCGTCATTCCGCTCGGGAAGAAGGCGGCCGGCCGCATTCAAGGTTCGAAGCGGACCAACCGGAAGAAGCCTCACCCCAAATTTGGGAAGCTCTCTCGGATGTTCATCTTCCTCGACGAAATCGCGAACATCCCGGTCGGCGTTTGGAAGGACATCGACAACGTCATCGCCTCTGGCCAGGGAGACGACGGGCTGAAAATCATCGGCGCGTTCAACCCCACCAACATTCATGACGAGGTCGGGTTGCGTGTCGAGCCGCCTCAGGGGTGGGCTCACTTCGACCCGGATGTTGATGTCGATTGGACTTCCACTCGCGGCTGGCGCGTGGTCCGGCTCGATGCGGCGCGTTGCGAGAACGTCGTCCAGGGGAAGATTATTTACACCGGTCTCCAAACGAAAGAGGGCTTCGAGCAGTTGATTCGAAACGCGGGCGGCGTGGACAGCCCCGGATATTGGAGCATGGCGCGCGGGTGCTTTCCGCCCACGGGTGTCCCGATGTCCATCATCCCGGCCGGCTTGCTGACCGCCCTCCGTGCCGAGGTGATTTGGTATGAGCGGCCGACGCCCTGCGGCGCCGTTGACCTCGCGCTCGAAGGTGGCGACGCAGCGACGTTCGCGAAGGGAAGTTTTGGGCTCGCGACCGGATTGAAGTTCGCCGCGACGTTGGAGTTTCCCCAGGGCCGCATTGTGATGTTCAAGGACCCAAAGGGCCGGAATCAGGTGCGGAACATTTTGTGGCTCGAAGTCTTGTTGAAGCTTCCCCGGAGTGAAACGGTGGCGATGAAGAACGAAATCATGCGGGTCGCCCGCAGCTTTTCGATTCAGCCGCACTGGCTCTGCGTGGACCGCACGGGCAACGGGCAGGGCGTTTACGATTTGCTCCGCTACGAGTTCGGCGAGGTCATCGGAATCAATTACTCGGAGTCCGCCAGCAAGACGCGAATCCTCGTCGAGGACCACGCCACGGCGGAAGAGCTCTATCAGCGAATTTACACTGAGCTCTGGTTCGCCGGCCGGAAGTTCATCGAGTTCAGTTACGTCAAGATTGCCCCGTCCGTCCCGACTGAAGAGCTTTTTCCGCAGCTCACCAATCGCCGTTACAAGATGACCGGGAAGAAGGCGCGCGTCGAGGAGAAGACCGAATACAAGCTCCGGATGAACAACAAATCCCCGGACGACGCCGACGCGTTCACGCTTCTGATTATGTGCGTGCGTCGCGCCTCGGGATTCGTTCCCGGGATGATGGCCGAGAATTCTCAGGACGGGCGAGGGTCGGACGACGGCGAGGATTGGGACCAGCCGAGAATTGATGTGACGAACCGATTCGAGGACCTTGACACTCCGATGTGACGGTCCAATTATTGTTTGACGGCATGGCGCAAGAGTTCAATCCGAATCTTTACCCACCCTTCGGTTACGAGTTTCACGAAAGGGATGGCTCCGTCATCCGTAGCTCCGGCTGGAAGTCGTTGGAGCGGAAGGTCCGGGAATACCGGGAGCGAAATCGGTTCGAAGTCGGGGACCCCTGGCAAGACATCATGGCCCAGGTGTGCGCGCGGGTGCCCGGCCATTGCCGGAACTCGGAGCCGCCGAAGAAAACGAGGACTGGAACAGGGCTGACCTTCAACCAGCGGGTCATCGCGTGGGCCGCTTGGGCGCTCGGAAGGAAGCGTGTAAACGACTGGTCCGAGGTTTCGAGCGAGGAGGCCAATCGGCGGGCCGCGATTTGCGCCACGTGCCCGAAGCAGAAGTCTTTGAACCTTGCTTGCGCCTCCTGCGTCGCCACGCTGACGCGCGCCAGGGGGATTTTGAGGGGTGGACGAGAGCCCGAGCACCAGAATTTGTTCCCGTGCGCCGTCCTCGGAGAGGATTGCGTGTCCACGGTTCATGCGAACCTGCCGCCGTCCAGTAATCCCGACCTGCCGGCGCACTGTTGGCGCCGCGGATGAAGGTCCCGAGCCTGAAAAATTTCATCGCGGCGATGTCGCGATTAACCGGCGCGGTGGTGAGAGGCCGAAATCCCCTCGCCTCTGACCGGACCGTCGAGCTTCGGAACGCTCAATGCGAGAAATGTCCTCGTTTCGAGCCCGATTCACGACAATGTGAGGTCTGCACATGTTTTGTGGACCTGAAAATCCAGCTTGCGACCGAACGTTGCCCGCTAGGAAGGTGGGATTTCCAAGCGTTGACAAAGGTTCGCATGTCGAGATGTATTAGAAGACTATGGCAGAGAGCAATCCGGGTTGTGACCAAGGCACTTCGCTTGGCACAATCAACCCGCCCAATCTGAATTCGGCTTTGGAGCCGAGGTGCCGTGCCATCAAGGACGTAAAGCAGGCCCGCGCCATCATAAAGACGCAGGAGGAGGCCGCCCGTGAGCGCAATACCAAGAACGCGCGCATCATGGCGAAGTATAACAGCGAGAAGCCTTACACGCATTCGGAGTTGAAGGCGGAAGGACTCGACTGGAAATCGAATTTCACGACCAAGCCGCTCCCCAGGCTCATCGACAAGGTCGCTCCCCGCTTCGTCAAGGCCATCGACGGCGTCAAATACCTGACCAACAGCGCTCTCCCGGAGACTTTTGAGGCGGCCGGGGTCAAGACGGACATCTTCCGTCGAGAAATCACGAAGACCGTCCGCGGCCGGCCCGGTTGGAGCACGTTTGTCAGCGAGGTCTCGCAAGAGAACGCACTTTTCGGCTTCACTTCGGTCGCGTGGCTCGATGAATTCTCGTGGTTCCCCAAACATTTCCGCCAGGACTCCTTTTTCGTCCCCACCGGCACAAAA